GGTAATCCAACTCTCAACCCATACAGTCACCGGCTTCAAAGTCCTCCCGACCTATCATCCCGCTGCTGTTATGCGACAGTGGAATCTAAACCGTGTTGTAGTTCAGGACTTGTTCAAAGCTAAACGTGAGTCTCTTTACCCTGATATGCGTAGACCCAAACGTGAAATCTGGATACAACCAACTCTGGAGGACATCTATGAGTTCGACCGAAGATACATACAATGTTGTGAGAGACTTGCTGTTGATATTGAGACAATTGGACAAGACATTACATGCATTGGATTTGCACCCAACGCCAGAATTAGCATTGTCATACCGTTCATTGTTCTTGGACGAACAGCGCGAGCTTATTGGTCTGATGTGTCCACTGAACTCAAGGCTTGGCTCGCTGTTAGGGATATACTTAGACGACCTATTCCAAAGGTTTTCCAAAACGGTCTCTACGACATTGCCTTCCTCTGGAGAGCCGCTAGAATAGCGGTTTGGGGTGCGGAACATGATACGATGTTACTTCACCATGCGTTGAATCCAGAAAGCTTGAAGAGCCTCGGCTTTCTTGGGTCGATGTACACTGATGAAGGCTCCTGGAAACAGATGCGTCAGCATAGTAAGACTATCAAGCGGGAGGACTAACATGGGCAAGTTCTTCGAATACAGGATTCATTTTGACATGTCGAAGAAAGGTGTCTTTACTGCCCATAGTGATCCAATCAAGGTGGAGGAAATAGAAAAATACAAGAAGGTTTTTGGGTGTGGTGTAAGTTTCTCGCATTATATCACTGGAAATTTACACTGGATAGCTGATCCTATAGGGAAAGACGAAAACGCCAGAAGACTTGCCTTAGAATGGCTAGATGAACTAGGCAATGAGTTTCCGGGTAAAGCAAAAGTCATTCGAGAGATGCTTAAATGAAAATAGTTAATACCTCTGATGTTATGGAGCATCTAGACTTCACCGCTGCTGAGCGTGAATGGGTCTACAACGGTCTCGATTGCTGTGTCACCGCTGAGGTTTTGAATGTTCTTCTACCTCGGCTTAACAAATACACTACTAAAACCTACCAATTCTCTCGTGATCTTCAAGCGCCGGTCCTTAGGATGCGTTTACGTGGAGTCAAGATTGACGAAGTCCGTCGCCTAGAAGTCATCGAACACTACGAGAACTTAATTGATGGATTAGAAACTGACCTCGAGCGGCTAGTCCGTGAGTCTACTGGGTTCATCGGTTTTAACTGGCGGTCACTTGATCATCTTCGTCACCTTTTCTATAACGTGTTCCGTATCCCACAGTCCCGCCTAACAAAAGGTGGCCAACAGGTGATGGACCGTGAAGCTTTAGAAATGATGGAAGAGTATTCAATAGCTTACTGGTTTATCTGGCATATGAAAAAGCTACGTGAGGTTGGTAAGCGGCTATCAGTTCTCGAAGCGCCCATTGATAGCGACGGTCGATTCAGAACTAGCTACAACATAGCCGGGACTTCTACCGGTAGACTTTCGAGTTCTCTCTCAGAATTTGGAACAGGAGGCAACGCCCAGAACATAGAGGAATTTTTGAGGTCCATCTTCATAGCCGATGACGGAATGAAGATGGCTAACTTTGACGCTGAACAGGGAGAATCACGCTGTGTCGGAGCAATCGAGTGGAATATATTTCATCGAGGGGTTTACCTTGATGCTTCTGAATCCGGAGACCTCCATACTTACGCTGCGAGGCTCTGCTGGCCAACATTACCTTGGACTGGTAAACTTGGAGAGGATAATAAGATCGCAGAGCGAATCTACGATCGACATTATTCTAGGCGCCACATGTGTAAAATCCTTGGCCATGGCTCTAACTACGGAGGCAAACCAGAAACCCTTGCCGCTCAAACTAAGATTGACATTAAGCTCGTCCAAGAATTCCAGTCCAAATACTTCAAAGCCTTTCCCGACCATCTAATGTGGCACGATTGGGTTGCTCAGGCAATCCGTAATCGTGGATGGTTAGTCTCTTTAACAGGTCGTCAACGACACTTCTATGGCCGACGAGACGACCCTAAAATGCATCGAGATGCCCTCGCCTATGACCCCCAAGGTTCCCTATCCGATATCGTTAATCACGGAATGCTCAACGTCGATCGGGCCGGTGACTGTGAACTGTTAATGCAGAACCACGATTCGATCATCATTCAATATCCAGAGGAGAGAGAAGATGAAATCATCCCCAAGATCCAAACTCAGCTTCGATACCCGGTTGAACTTCGCTACGATAGAACCTTAACGATTCCTTACGGCTGTAAAACCGGATGGAATTGGGGAGACTATAGCGAAGGCAATCCGAATGGTCTCAGGAAATATCAACCCGGCGACAAACGCAAAAGGGGCTAGAAAATGCCAGTCATGGATAGACAGCTTTGTTGATTATACATCAAACCTTGAGTCTTCTCCGCTGTTTAGAAAGTGGTCCGCTATTACTATGATAGCGGCAGTCTTGGAGCAAAAGGTATGGGTAGAAACTGGGTCGCCACTATACCCCAACCTGTATACCTTTCTCGTTGGACATGCGGGTATTGGGAAGAGTCGAGCGATAACGGCAGCAGCGAACATAGTCCGGGAGGCTTTACCGGAGTTGTCTTTTGGCGCCACATCGATGACAAGGGCGTCACTTGTAGATTTTATGTCAGAGGCAAAGAGATTTCTTCCACAGTTACCCGATCCCCCAATCGAATACAATTCATTAGTGGTGATAGCCGATGAGTTCTCAGCCTTCATGCATGAGTACGACTCGGCTTTAGTGGCAGCTTTGGTCGAATTCTACGATGTCAACCCTTACTCTGAAGGACGAAGAGTATCTCAAATCAGAATCAAAATTCCGAGGCCACAGCTTACCATCCTCACTGGATCAACCCCATCTAACCTAATCCATACCCTTAAAGACTACGTCTGGGATCAAGGCTTGATGTCCAGAGTGATAATGGTTTACGCTGCTGATCGCCCATTGATTAACGTATTCACTGAACCTGCTAAGGGTAAACCTTCCCACTTGATCCACGATCTTAAAATGCTTTTCAAACTCGAAGGCCAATTTTCGAGGACCAAAGAATTTGAAGACGCCATGCACAACTGGAAAACTCTGAACCTAGCCCCTGTCCCTGATCACCCAAAGCTACACCATTACAGCACTCGGAGATTTGCCCACCTGTTAAAACTCACAATGATATCCGCAGTCGACCGGGGCAATGAACTCCAATTAACCGTCGCCGACTTTAACCGTGCATTCGGTTGGCTAATAGAAGTAGAAGAAACTATGCCTATGATATTCAAAGTTGGTTCGGTAGCCCCTGATTCTAGAGTAATGGATGAAGTCGTTCACTTTATCAAGGAGCATCCAGGCGCTGTAAGTGAGCACCTGATCGTTAACTTCATTCGTGAACGAGTTCCGAGTTACGCTGTTAAGAATATAATGAGCAATCTGGTAGCCGCTAGAATGATTAAATCTGTAGGTAAAACTAAACACGGCATCCCGGCCTACGTCGTTCCTTAATGCTGTTCTCTCTTGGCAATGGCTTCCGCCGCTAGACCATAAGCCCGTCGTGCATTGGCTAACCCGGTCTTGAAACGAGTTGGGTCCTTAGCCCCATCGACTAGCCATACGCCCCATAATTTCAAAAGCTGTGCATGATAAGCTTCATCTAATGCTCGCCGATCTAGCCACAACAACGTAGCATCCAGCGGCACACCGCTGTAGAGATCAACGTCTTGCCCTGGCGCTTCATCCCATCGCCCAGTAGTCCAACCAAATAGCGCCAAGGCAAACAAGATCACAAGGACAATAAAGAACGTCAGCATGATCCGCTGGCCAAGTGTCATATCCTCCGGGGTTTTCATGTGCCCTTGTAGGGGAATATAACCTCTACTTCATCGTCGGTCTTTAGTCCAAGATCGTACATCAACCCCGGAGATAAATCAGCCACTCGCCCAGTATCTTCATGCGGTCCCCAATCTGCCGGGAATGCAGTCAACTCGATACCACCGCCTCTGACTAGGGCTATTTCATTCTTTAACATGTCCCTCGATGTCACATCATAGTCCCATCGACAGGCTATATAATGAACATATGGGTTTAACCTTCTCGCTAACCCAGTCGTCCCTGCTGGCTGATAAGGTAGAAACAAATGAGGCTCTTCATTAATCTCGTAGATGAACGCTAAGTTTTCGCTGGATGAAACCCCCATATCATTAGGCCCACCGAAGCTAGAACATGTTCCCCTAGCAGTAAACAATGCCTCTTCGGATACGGGTGGGGCTTCACCTGCTATAGCGGCGGCTATTGCCCCACAGATTTCAGTGAACTTCG